GTTTGACGAACACCTTCTTGTTGATCATCATGAAACCAGTTGCGATCCTACGGGCCTTAACCAAACCGTGCCCGTCCATCTCAATGTTGTCTTTGTCTCCTGCCAACGACAGGATGTAGACCTTGCCTTCTTTGCGCGACTCGTACGCACCACCAACAATTGGCCTAGTTTGATTCCACGCCAACAGACGCAGACCCGATTCCGGCTCAAACGTCATGTCAGAGTCAATAAACATCAGGTGATCACAATCGGACTTCATGAACTCGTGAGCAATCATGTTCCGCGCACGGGTCACAACCGAGCAGCCACAGATGCTGCTGACCTGAATGTGAATCCCATGCTCCAAGACCTTCTGTGCAAGCTGCATCAACGACACTGCCATCTTCAGGCCCACTTTGTGGTCGTAAGCCGGAAGACCAATCATCAACTTCTTGCCAACAAGATCAAACCCTTTTTGGTTTTGCACAAATCACCCGTAGAAAATGGTTACGCCAGTTTGGTTGGTCAACTGCCCGTAGATACCGTTGATACAGATCATTCCTTCGCCCGGAATCAGCAAGGTTTGATTCTGTGGAACACCGGAAGTCGTCAATGCCGCCGTATCTATCGACATCAGCCAACGCCCACCAGCATTGGAGAACGTACACGCCGTGCTAGTTATGGTTCTTGTGTTCACATCAGTGATGGTAAACACGCTGGAGCTGCTCACAGTAACAACGTAGTTGCCGTTGGTCGCCGATACGCCAGCGTTGGTGGCAAACGTGATACCGATTTTGTCTCCGGTAACCAAGCCATGAGATGCGCTAGTGACGGTAACCGTGTATCCCGACTGTGAATAGCCAGTCGCTGCTGCCGTCGGTGCAGCAGTCACATCCCACATGTTGATCGTACCAGCCGTCGATGACGACGTGTACATGATCCCCTTGAGGCGGGAGCGGTAGTTGATAAAAAATCCGGAACTGTTTAAGTGTCCCGAATAGACATCTGTTTGCATGGTCAATCTCCTTGAAGTTCAGTGAAGGGGGCCGAAGCCCCCCAAGAAGATTGATCAGCTGTACGGCGTAGCGACGGAACCCGAACCGACAAACGAACCCTGCACCGACCACTTGTTCGCGGCAAACGGCGACAGCACCAGACGGCTACCAGCAGCAGCGCCACCAGTGGTGGTTGCGTTCAGCGTGATGATGGTGCTGGCGGTGGAGTTGAACGACGCAGTGGTCGTACCAGCAACAGCAATCTGACCAACATACGCATCACCGCTTGCGCAGGTAATGGTTTGGGCAGTTGCGCCAGCCGAGGCAGCGGTGAAGATGAACGTGAACGCCACACCAAGGTTGCTCAAGGTGTTGGGGTCAGAGCCGGGACCGGCAGAAGTCGGATCAGAAGAGGCGTTGATGGCCGGGAGCGTGATTGCGCACGTAGCCGGAACCAACAGAATGTGGCCAGCGTGAGTGGCAACAGAAAGAGTGACGGTAGCGCCAAGGGTAATGAAGTTACCCGGCCCTTGCGTGTAGAAGCCGTTTAACGACCGTACCGGGCCGTCAAATGTGGAGATAGCCATTTGATATTCCTTGTGTAGTAGCACATGCCTGTACTGTCTCTACTAAGTCTGCTGGGGCAGTCTGTACAGGTCAAAAATCCCAGATATTCGGAGCATACACCAAAAACAAAAAACGGGGGGTTTTTACGCCCCCCGTTCGTGTTACGCGCCTTGTGAACCCCAAGCGCCCAACGGATCAGACCAGCCAAACGAATAACGCTCGCGGCTCTTGTAACGGACGTTGCCGGTGTCGAAGTCGCCGTCCATGCTGTTTGCCAGCGGGGTGCGGACGAAGTGCTTCAGACCATTCGGAACGTCGGTCATCAGGAAGTAGCCATTGGTGTCAGTCAGGAAGTGGTTGACACTGTAGCCTTCCGGGATCGAGCCGTTGTTCTTCAGAGCGTTGATGTCGTTGTTGTTGGTGCTAACACGCAGCTCGGTTTCGAGCAGACGGGTCGCAACGAACATCAGGTTCGGCGGAACAATCAGCTTACGCGGCTTGGCGGCAATCAGCAGACCACGTTCGTCGGTCCAACCGGCGATCTGAATAACGGCGGCTTCCAAGGAAGTCTCGTTCAGGTCAGCCATAGTCGACTGGGTGTTGCTGTTCGTACCACCAGACACCAGCGGGTGAGCGGTCGAGAACAGAACTTGACCATCGCCACCGGTATAACCGGAGGTGAAGCCGTTGTTCAGCACTGCGGCTGCTTTGACCTGCTTGGTGTAAGCCATAGCACGGGCCAGACCCTTGGTATAACGAGCCGACAGGCTGTCATACAGGTTATCTTCAATCGCCTCTTCGGTGATCGAGAAACCAAGGGCAATGGTTTCGTGCTGGTAACGAGCGGTCCACGCTTCTTGCGCATTATCGTACGCAATTGCGTTGCCTTCGTTCTTGACCGGCGCAGCAGAGAAACCGGACAGCTTGGTTTCTTCTTCAAACGAACGCTCGGAAGTCTCGGTTTCGTAGATTTCCTTGTGCTCTTCGCCGTAACGTGCATACTCCAGACCGAACAGGGCGTTCAAGCCGGGGAGCAGCTCTTTCAGTAGTTGTGCGCGTGAAATAGCCATGTGTTACTCCTTAGATACCGGCAGCTGCGCGGTAGATGTGAACACCCTGAGTCCAAGTCACGAGGACTTCGACAAAGGAACCAGCAGCAGGCGCGGTGTCCGGCACAACGTCAACCACTTTGAACGTGTAGGTGCTGGTCGTGCCAGCCGCGTTCAGAATAGCTTGTTGCGAGTCACCGGTGATGGTGCTGCCCACGTTGTTAACCAGCTGAGCGTTGCCGCCAACCAAGTTAGCACGAGTAGCTTGCGCCACAGTGGTGGTAGCAGAAACAATCGCACACTTCATCACCAGATCAGGATCGTCAGCAACATACGCTTGGATCGAGTTCACGCCGTCGGGCGTACCGGTGGTGCTTGCCGGGTAGTACTGCGCATAAATACGCTGACCGGCCGAGTTGATGTACGAGCAACCCATGAAAACGCCAGCCACTTGAACAGTGGTCGTGGTGTTAACAGTCGTGCCGCCACCAACGACGCAGCCCGATGCGGACATCAGAACAACGTCACCAAAGAAAATTGCAGTGCCCCAGCCGCTTTCGACGGGAATCTGACGGGTTGAGCCAGCAAATACTTGGCCACCCAGCAGGTTCACCGGCTTAAAGCCGTAGGGCTTATCAACAGTCGGATATGCCATGTGAAACTCCTAATGGATTATGTGGTTCCACGCCCAAATGACACTTTGGAACTCCGCTCTTTAAAGATCGGCATCCGCGAATCACTTTGACGCATGAGAGTGTTGTCCACAGCCTCGGCTTGAGCTTGAGTTTGGTTTGCGTAGTACGCATTCCGCTCTTCAACAGCTTCAATCGGTGCTTTGCACAACAGCAAGCCCCCAACTTCAATGTTGCCTTTGAACCGGCTAGTTGACGATGGGTCGTTATACAGTTCCATCTCCGGGTGGTCTTCTGCTTTACAGGGGACCCACAACTCCCGAAGTTTTGCCGACACGTTCATAGGGTCAGCTTGACCGGTGATACTGGTGCGAATCCATCTAAATTTCCAACCCTTGGATGGTGCGGGGTCAGGAATCAAACTAGACGGTGCCCAAGGTTTTTTGCGCTGTGTAGTCTCTCGACTTTCGAGTTCACGAGCGAGTCTGTTCTCAGCCATTATGCGTTCTCCTGTGCAAGTTGTTTAGCGTACATATCCAAAGGGACTCCAAGCTTTTTTGCAATAGCTACTTGCGTCCTAGTCAAAGTAACCTTCTTCGGTCCGTTAGAACGACTTGCTGGAGCTACAACTGTCGCAGCCTTACGCACTTCTGTTGGCTGAGTGGAAGGTTCCTCTTTCTCGTTGAAGAAGTCAGGAAACCGCTTACGCATGCGCGCATCTATTTGCGCGAAGTATTCATCGCTACGCGGGTCTATACCCGAATGGACCAGTTGCTTATGTGCGATCAGCGCGACGGCGGTCATCTCGTCATCAGGTCCAAACCACTGATTTCGTTGCTGCCAACGCAGCGTTTTCTCGTCAGGGCGAACTTGAGGCTGTTCGGTTTGTGTCGTTTCTACACCTTCTAAATCATCTTGTAAAGGGGTAGGACGAAAATTATTTACTTTCTCCAGCTTCATCTGGGCCTGCATGAGCTTGGTCTGGGCATCCAAAAGGGCATCCGCGTCAAAAGACTCGTGCGCCTCCTTGAACTGCTTCTTGGCCATCTCATACTCAGCCTCTGCCGCCGTCTTCATGGAACCGGCATATGCCTGCTCTCCGGTAGAGACGTACTGCTTCAACCGCTTGTTTTCATCAACAAGTCGCTGAGCTACACGTTTCATCTCATCCTGTTCGCGCAGCAGTGCTTCTTTAGCTCGCCGTTCATCATGGCGAGCATGGCTTAGTTCCTTAATACGTTTCTGAACGGAGGCACTGTATGTAGCCAGCTCTTCGTCCTTGGGATCGTCAGGCTCTTTCTCTAGGGGTTTACGGCCACGGTCTTGTTCCGGAGTGTCGTCTGCGATCTCAATATCTACGTCGCCTTCGACTGAAACTTCGATGTCCGGAGCGTCCGAAGCGTTTTCAGCGCTCGGGGCATCCTGCTCATCCGGAAATTTGTATCCTGCATTACTTGTTGCCATAAGTCCTCCTTAAGCGTGGGAAAGGCCGCGCGGGTCTTCGACCACGGCTTCCACGGTGTCGTCATTGATGATGCGGAATTCCCGGTCATGAATCTTCATGCGGGTTCCGGCGTACGAACGGGTCAGGACAAAATCGCCTTTTTTGCACCACGGACCGGATGGAAACCGATTCGTATCGCTGTAGGCCATGTCGCCCAGCTCGACCACAAACAGCACCTGCGTGGTCAATTCTTCCCGGCTCACAGTTGCCTCCGCTTTGATCAGACCTCCTTCATACTTCGCCTCGATGTGAGGAACCATACAAAGGATGCGGTAGCCTTTTGGTTGAGGCAGTTGCTTTGCCTTTTCCTCTGCGCTTTGCTGCGTTGCATCAATATCAATGTCACTCATCCTGCTTCTCCAGTTCTTCTGCAAGGTCAAGTAGATAACGCTCTGCAGTAGCTAGACCCCGGATCACTCCACAGAGATGTTGATACTCTTCAAACGATTTGCATGCGCCGCCTGCTAAATCATCGGCGTAGTTGTTTAAGTCATTGCGCAGTCTGCTCCGCAGAGCATCTACGGGAATCATCACTTGCTACCCCCTTTCGGTTGCTGTTTTTGTGTTGCCTGCATCATCTGCAGACGTTGCTTGCCTATCTCTAAGCCAGTACGCACACCGTTTTGGTGGTCTTCACGTCGAGAAGCTTCTCTGTCTTTCGCCATCTGAGCGCCTAGGCGTGTACCTTCTAACTGCTGTTTCGCAGCGAACTCGGCTTGTTTCAGCTCCAGTTCATCTGCTTTAGCGGCAGCATCCACAGCCAGTTTCTTCTCCTTGATCTCCACTTCCTTGGCTTTCAGCTGCAACTCCTGCATCTGCATCTGGATCAGTGGGTCTTGAGCGTTCTGCTGGGCTTGCTGTTGTGCAACCATCGCTTGGCTAGCAGCCAAGACTTGCGGAGCGGCTTCGGCCAGCATCTGTGAGAGCTGGTACTCCATCTCCGGTGGTAGTCCTTCTTCTGAGTTCGGCAGCGGTACACCCAGCGCCTGCGACATCTTGTTACGGTACGCGTACCCAAGGTGTTCGGCGATGTGTGCCTGCATAGCCCCCATGATCATCTGAGCCTGTGGGTTCTGCCCCATCAGCTTGGCAATCACCGGGTCTTGTATGGCGGACGTGTGTACCTTTATGTGCGACTCGTGGTCTTGGTACGCGAACGCCTTGACGGGCTTGCCAGCCAGCACGTTCTGGTTCTCCTGCACTGGATCAACCGGCTTCAGGTCTTTCTCCGTCGGCACAAGCTTGTCGATGTTCTTGATACCCAACACGTTCAACATCTGCCGATGCAGCTCTGGCAGGTCATATATCTGGGGAGCCGTCTGCGCCAGCTGTAGCACCGCTTGATACTGCACCACCCGCTGACTCATGGTCGCCGCGTTCGGATCGGACACCGGAATGATCTCTACATGGCGGTAGTCCTCGTACTTGGCTTTGCGACCGTTGGGCGCATCCACGTCGTACGGATACTCTTCGTTGGCCGGGGAGTCTTCGCGCACCAGCTCAGCAATCAGCTTCAATTCTTGTTTGAACGCAAAGTGCACACGCGCCTGCACAGCACTCATGACCTTGAGCGTGCGCTCCAGAATTGCCAGTGTGGAGCCAACCGGAGCTTGGTTGGACATGTCGCTGATCTTCATGTCCGCAGTGGCAGCAAAGCGCCTGCCCTCGTCCACGATCTTGTCCAGCAACCCAGCCAGAACCTGCGACGGTTCTTTGTATGGCAACGGCAGGATGTTGTCGCGCAGCGATCCCGAACCAATATCTACATCGCGGAACTCTCCGGGGGAGATCGGAGTGTCGTCGCCTTTGATCCGCAAGCCACGGGCTTTCAGTCCACCCGGCAGGTTAGATAGTGTGCCTGCATCCACCAGCTGACGAATGATACTGGTCGCGCTCTTGGCAAAGCCACCGATCAGGTGGAACAACCCCAGACCGTACGCGCCAAAGCCGGGGATGTATTGATAGTGTATGTAGTGCAGGCGCTTTTGCTTGGTCTTGTCTTCTTCCTTCCAGTTACGGCGGATCGACAACACGGCATTGATCTGATCTACGTATGTGACGATGTACGGCAGCGCTATCCCAGTTGGGTCGCCGTCCTTATCCTTGTCTTCAAACCCCGGCAGGTCAAGGTCAACGCAGACTTCATATAGTACATAGCGTCCGTCGTTGTTGGCGGAATAGCCCATCTCCTCGTCTTTGCGCTTCTGGATTTCCGTGACCACTTTGGGCGGATCGCCAATTTCCACCTCGCGCCAGAACCCGTCGTACTGCATGCGTGTGATTTCATTCTCGGTGCGGCGCATGCGATGGGCAATGCGCGGGCACGTCAGCAGCTCAGCCGTTCCGTACGGCAGAATAATGTCCTCAGCCGGTACAAACACTGAAGTCTGGCGGTCTAGCCCCGGATCACGGTAGACCTTCTTAAACGCCGAACCACTGGCTGGCAAGCTCCACAGCATGCGCTCGTGCTCGGGACGGAACTCAACCATGTTCTCCGTCAGCTGCCAGTTCAAGTCTTCCGCCACACGATCAGCGGCTTCTTCCTTCTCTTTAGTCTGTCTGCCAACAATCTTTGTCTTGGCAGGCCCCATCGCTGGGAATGTCTCCATGATCGTCTCAGACTGAAACCGCACCACGGCTTCAGTAATCATGGGGTGGTACACACCGCAAGCTCCCGGCCACGGCTCAGTGCGCGTCTCGTACTTCAGACCCAGCAAGCCAATGCCTTCCTTGAGCATGTTCTCCCAGTCTTTGCGAGACATCAGGTCGTTCTTGACATCATCGGCCAACTCCGACACCAGCGTCTCTAAGTCCCGCGAATCCATGTGTTCGGCAAGGTTGGCGTTGAAGTCAATCTCGTTCATGTCGCTGCCCGGACGAATGCTGATCTCCAACCCGTCAGCATTGATGTTTACCTCTTCCGGATCAACAATCTCGATCTCGATGTCCGACTCATTCTCAGCCAGCGCTTCGATTCCCTCGGGGGCTTGGTACAGTGCCTTATCGACTGCCATGATGTGTCCTTAGTAGTATCCAGCGTGTCTCACGGACCTAAACAGCTTCGGCTCATCTTTCATGTCCGAGTCCAGTGAAATAAAGTTGCCCTGCCTGAACCGCAGCAAGGCTTGTGTTGTAGTGTCTACAAAGTCGTCGTGCTCACCGACTGGGAACGCAGCGATCTCCTCGATCACCTCCCGCGCCCACCGTGTATCCGGTGCCCATACCTTACCACTAGCGAACAAATCAGCCACAGCGTTTACCCGCACGTTCTTGTCGTTGCCTCGGCTGGGCGTGAACTCCTGCACCGGTATGCCCATGCGCCGAAACTCTTGGATCAACGGCGCTCCCGCCGCCTTCTTCTCAACGATGAACGCATCCGGGTCCCACTCCATGTAGCTCTTGTACGCCTGCTGCTTTAGCTCCGGGAACTCCCAACGATTCTTGAACGCATCGAGCAGTATCAAGTG